GTTGCCTTTGCGTCTCCAAGTCTTCTTCCTGTGTTTGTGTCGCTTCCGTCTCTTGTGACATATAAAATATTAGTAACAGTGGATCCAGCACCCAATCTTATGATGTCTGTTCCTATACCAGTTCTTTCTCGTCTGGTATAAAGTTCAGCATCATAAGTATTAAGACCTAATTCTCCTAGTTGTATATCCGCAAGACCCGGAAGTTTTCCAGGCACAGAGGATCTTTTTATCCTAATCGGTGTGCTCATTTATAGATTTCGGTATTTACCAAAAAAGAGGGATATATACCCCTCTTTATTTATCACTATTCCTCTTCCTCCTTTTGATTAATTAAACTCAATGCTTCAAGTGCTCCTTGAATACGAATAAATTGCTCTTTTTTCATATTAAATTGTTGTTCCAAATCAATCAAATCTTTTTTTAGAACCTCTGCTTGATTGCTCAAGTCTTCAAACATTTTTTGCGAATCCATAAGTGTCATTTAAATTGTATACACACTATATATTTTAAACTAAATAATAAAAAAAGTCAAAAATGGCTAGAAAGATATTCAAAAAAGTTGGATTGAGAAGAGATAATAATCTTAGTGATTTATCAAACTCAACTGAAGCATTAAATAATCTTATAGATACGTTAGTTGATGATAATCAAAGCACTTTCATTAGCGAAGATTTGGATTGTATTAGGGGAATATATTCTGCTGGTTTAGATAATATTGGTTATTTGCAAATTGCAGGAAGTGCAGTTCAATTTACAAATAATTCTGGAATTAATATAGCATTTACTCCAAGAATAACATATCAAAATCGTTTAGATAGATTCAAAACATTTTCTGGAGATCCAAGATTTAGAGGCGGAAACGGATTATCAGCAAGTTATTTTAATCAAAACCAAGTATTTGAAAATACTGTGGGAATTTTTTCTGGAATACCATTTAAAACTGATAACTTTTGGGAACAAGGAAACTTTACATATAGCGGAAAAATTACTCCAGAAAGTGTTAATGTAAATGGTGGCGTTCAATGGGAAGGGTATTTTATTCCAACACAGACTGGAGCTCATAATTTTTACATTAATAGTAGTGCTTGTTTTACTTTTGATTTTGAAACACAAGGTTATGTCAGTGGAGTTGGAACATACACAGAAATTGCTAGAATTGGTTTGACCAGTTCCCTATCTGCATCTGGAGCAATAGATACAAACCAAATCACTCTAACAACCGCAAGTGATACAAAATATGTTGGTGTTGGGCAAAGTGTTTCTGGTGTTGGAATTAATACTGGCAGTGTAGTTGCATCTATTGATAGAACTACTGGTGTTGTTGGTTTGACTCCACCATCAGGAAATGCAGTAACTGCAAATTTTACTAATCAGAATAAAACTTTCTTTAAAATTATTGGACAAGATACTGCGATATCTTATTCCACATATATCTTAAATGAACAACAAAGATATAGGGTCAGGGCAAGATATTACATTCCAAGTGGTATTGATGCAATAGCAGCACAAAGAAATATAAATTTTGATTATGCTGCTCCAACTGGTGGTACTACTAATTTACGATATACTGATTTATATTCTGCAGATTATGATTTTAGTGATGCTGCAAAAGGAGAGTTTCAAATTTTTATAGACAATTCTATAAGATTTGGTGGTGGAACTCTTGGGGGAGCATTATCAAATAATTATGTAAAAGTTAAATCTTTAAAAAAAGTTGATATCAAATATCAACCAAAAACAACTTTAGCAAATATTACAAAAAATACAATTACTGGAACAACAACAATCAACACAAATGTTATAAGTTTACCAAATACAACAAATTTAGAAGTAGGTAATTATATTGTTGGCACAGGCATTCCAGAAAATACAAGAATTAATCAAATTTTAATTAATACTGGTATTATAATTGATACGTTAGCAACTGCTTCTGGTTCTACAAGTTTAACATTTATTGATCATCGTGGATTTGTAAAAAAAATAGAAGGTTCTGCATCTGCAACAACTTTTACTTTATCTAGTGGTGATACTACTGATCTTAAATCCGGAATGATTTTAATTGGTGCAACTACACAATCCTATACTGGAATCACAACCACTAGTAGCACATCAACCTTTACAATTGCTCCATCTCAAACATTGGGAGTATCAACGTATTATGTTTATCAATCTCGTGGTCTTGTTAATGAAAGTTTAAATGCATTCTGCAATAGAACAATTACAAAATGCCTAACTGTTTCTGCCAATACTCCAATAGGATCAACTACAATTCCTGTTGTAGACAGCACAGGAGTTTCTAATGGATGGTCTGTTCAGGGATTTTATTTTGCTAGCGGAACAACTGTTAATGGTGCTCCACCAGCAGGAAGTATAGTCATCAATACTCCCACAACTCGTGCTTTGGTTGCAGGAGCAAACTTTACAGTCACTGGAGATTCTGGTGATAGACAACTTTGCTGCCCACCAACAGATACTTCTCCTCCATTTACTGCAACTTTGGAGGGATTAGATACAATATCTGCATCACCAAATCTCCGAATTGAATCAGGAAATGTAGTATTTGATTCATTGAAAGCAGTTGTTTCTCCTTCAAATATTACAACTTATTCTGCTTCAAATACATCTACAAGTAGAATATCAATTCAAACTCCTATAGGAACTTATAAAATTCTATGTGCGTAATAAAATATAATAAGTTTCGCCATTAATTACAACTGGTAATTTGTGAGTATAAGTTGTGACTGCAACATTTGTTGCAGACTCTGTACCAATTCCAGTGATTGTTATATCATTTGCAAAATAAAGTTCTCCAATTGAAACTGAACTACTTAAAGTTGATAAAGCAGTCCCAACTTGTGTCCAAGGATTATTATCACTTGAAAATGCACGAGTGTCACCAATAAAAATACCAGGAGATCTTGTGTCAGATAGTTGTGAAAATCCAGCATTGAAGTTTTGTGGATCATTTATTTTAATAGATCCCTCAACATTAATATCATTTGGTGATATCGTATTTTCATTTCCTTTATATTTTTTTGTAATAAAAAATCTGGCAGTTTCGTTTGCTGCTGCTATACCATCAAAAACACTATTGATTGATGATCCACCAAGATAATTAAAATTTTCAGTATCTTGAATGTTTGGTTTTACTAGATTTAAAATATTTTCTTTATGTACTGAATCTTTACGAACAAAATCAAAACTTGATGATACGGAAGAAACAGTAATTGTGTTTACGCCAACAGTAGATGGAGTTGTTGATAATTTAAATCGGTTTTCGCCATTTGAATTGCAAATATAATAAGTATTATCTTTATACAAAGTAACACCAACACCAATTGTGATATCAGTCCTTACTCCAACAACATCATCATTTGTGAATACAAATTCAGTTGGACCAAAATAAAAATGTCCACTTGATATTGCTGCACCAACAACAGTATTGAATGATAGTGTTGAAGTATTTCTTAAATTATTTTGTAAAATACGTAAATCGTTTGCAATTCCAGCACCACCAAGATTACTTAAAGATTGTGTATCATTAGTATTTTCTTGGAGATTTAAATCTCTTCTAAAACCTTGATTTTGTTTTGTCATTTTAATCTAGTGCTATTGACCAACCTTTGGATCTTAAAATATCTATGTAATCAAGTGATGTTCCACTTGGAGATGCATTTCCACGAAGATTAATTGTAACTCCACCACGATTAATTGAAGTATAATTTATGTACAAATCAGAAATTATAGAGTTAATTGCCTGTTGACTTAACAAATTATTTGCCAAATCCAAATATCTTAAACGATATAGGGAAGAGAATGAACCAGATTTATAACTTGTCAATTGATTATTAAATAAAATCAAATAATACATATTTGGGCAATCAGTAAAATCTGGAATTTCTCCAGATAACTGATTATTGTGGGCATAAAAATATGCCAAATTTGGTAAGTTTGTAAATTTAGTTATTCCAGTAAATTGATTGTTGTATAAAAACAAATAACTCAAAGAAGAAAGATTTTTAAATCCAGGTATATTCCCAGAAAATGCATTATAACTAGAATCGACATAGTAAATATTTGGATTTGCTGCAAGATTTGGAAAACTTCCACTAAAATTATTATAATGAAGAACAATCCACGTTAAATTAGAACAAGAAGCCAAACTAGGAAGTGCTCCTGTGGTTCTTCCATAAGAAATATACCAAAGATAATAAAGATTTGGAGTATATGTAAATGCATTTGGATGTATTGAACTGGTAAGAAGATTTCCAGACTGCAATAACATATACTGAAGATTTGGAGACTGTTCAAATGTTCTTTCTGGAATTACATAAGTATTATCACCATTTGGATTTCCTCCAGTTAAAGCAGTACCACGAAGTTCCAAATAACTCAAACTTGCATTTGTAAATTTTGGCATTGCACCAGTTAATGGTGATGCATAAAAATATAAAGTGCTTAATGATCCACAACCATCAAATTTATAGGTTCCGCCAGAAGTAAAAATACTTCCAATATTGCGATTATAATGACCGTAAAATGTAGTGAGTGATTGCTTTCCGCTTAAATTTGGACATCTTACTGCAGTTTGGTATATATTTACCGATTGTATTTTATTATTACTGGATGATATTAAATCCTCCCCATTATACTCAAGATAATAATTACCATTCAAACTTAATGTAATTAAATTTTCCAAATCCCTTACATTACGCTGACCTGCACCAGTATTTGTTGTCCCAAAAGCACGGAAGTCATTATTATCTACCAAATAAGTTTCGCAACTATTTGAAACATTAGGTAAAGCACAAGTGTTATCGCTATCATCTGGATGAAAATATGCTCCACCACCTCTGGACAAATTTAATGTTGTTAAATTTGTAAAACGAGTTGCAATAATATTTTGCGTAATGGAACCATAGAATGTTCCGCCCATAACAAAATTCGTAACAGTTGTGGGAATTTTGTTAATAATATTTGAATTTAACTTTCTTTCTGCTTCAGTATCACTTAAATAAAATGGATTCTGAATAAAATATATGGATTGAACAACAGGCGAAAAGAATGTTAGATCTGGAAAATTTCTTAAAGTATTGTATGAAAAATTTAATAACGTAGCATTTGCTAATTTTGTAACTGGAAGATCAGAAATATTTGCAGAATTGATAGTAATAGAAGAAATATTATCTGGATTATAATAAAATTGAATATATCTTTCTCTTGATATGGAAGACCTATAATTAATTGTAGAACTAGTTCCGCCTTGATTTGCGTATGATGTAAAATCGTTTGCGTTTGATGTATTAATAATTTTCCAACTTGCAGGAGTTCCGCTAATTAAACTTGTTAGAGTTATATTTGCATCTAAATTTCTAAAGAATCCAGTAAATACAAGAGGAATGCCTTTCATTGCATAAAGACTTACAGTCTGTCCACCTATTGTGCAATTAATTTTATGAGTTGGAAATTCCGAAGCAAATTCCTTTGCTTGTGGAGTAATACTTGTTTGAAGTCTAGGACCAGATACTGAAGGTGATTGTGTTCCAAATTGTAAAGAACCTCCAGTAATAATACCAACTCTCGCACCATAAGAAATTGGTGAAGTATCAATTACTGGAGAAGCACTTGAGCTCCAAGCACTTACTCTTGATGTTGAGATGTCAGCAATTTTAACTACCGCAGAAGGTCCAGTTCCATCCACATAACGATAGCGAATTGCATTACCACTCAAACCACCATTAATATTTAAATTACCAAAAAGAGTTGAATCTGTTCCTGCTTTGCCAGAAAGAATATCAAGATAAGTTGCAGAATCGGATTGATAACGATCAAGAATTTTATATATTGGTTGAGATAATCTTGAAAAACTTACAAAATCATTTCTTGTTGCACCTGCATTTGAAGATCCACGAATAACATTCAAATCCAACGGAGGCAAATTCAAAGCAATAAGTGCTTGATTTTTATTTTCTACGTCAGAAAAAAAACTTTCTACATTAAGACCAAATAGTTTAGGATTTCTTAATGCCATATCAAAGAGTTCTCATAATAAAGGCAAGTGCATAATATGGAGGTCTGTTTTCGTGGTATTTATCTCCACCTGTTGAATCCGATGTATATGAAGTAGCAGTCAAATTTGGGACATCTAGATCATTTCCCTGCACATCATACTTACTTGCTAAAGGCAAAGTAATGTTGTGGTTGTGGGAAGCAAGTTCTGCAATAGTAAGTTGGTGGGCAGTCTCTCCACCAGTATTTCCTGGAGTATAATTAGAACTTAATGCTCCAGTTGTTGTGCTGAATCCTGGTCCAGCAGTAGAGGTAATACCAGTTCCAGCACCACTATGAGCACCAACAATAAATCTATTTCTTAAATCTGGAGTGCTACTGGAACCATCACACAATGCCCATCCTGTTGGAATAGATGCAATGGTCCCAGACCACATAATTATTCCACCAACTGGAATGATTCCATTTCCAGTTAAACTATCAGAAGTGCCAATCTCTTGTATTTGATTGGCACTTGGATTTACAATTAGAGGTCTATATGTTGCCATTATAATTTTCCTTTTCTTTATTTATTATTGTTCTTTGAAGTTTATACTTGCTTCAATAGTTCCAGTAGGACCAGTATTTTCCTCAATCTTTTTCGCAATAATAAAAGTTGCCTCAACATTATTGTTGTCAGGTGTTATGATAGATCTATCAGGACCAAATATTTTTTTCATATTAATAGATTCTGTTGAATTTGCTCCAACATATAATGTATCTCTTTCTGTATATGGTCTTAATGTTTGATCATTTTGAATATCAATCAATGCAGAAGAAGATCTATCAATTTCCTGAAAATTAGTTGGTGCTGCACCAGTTATATCTGCATTTCCATCAGCAGTAGTAACTGTACAATTACTAGAAACATACCATTTTGGACTAATGGTTCTTTGGAAATCACCAATAGTTTCTTTGACACTAATATTATTGATCGCTGCATTATCTTTTAATTTTGCAACCAAATATAAAGGCCAAGGATTGTAGTTATAAAGTTTTTGTTTACTAATTGTAGTTCCAGTAATAGATACTGGACGAATGAGAACAGTAAAATTAGATCCAACAGATCCTAAAGTTTGTGAAATTTGAATATAAGAAAATATGTTTCCTTGAGTATTAGTGTAACTACTTGTGACTCCAACAAATGTAGAATTTGTAATAGTTATAACGTTAGTAGTGGTATTTTTAACTGCAATTTGTCCTCCAGCATAATCAATATTTGGAAATGTTCCAGCAATTTCAATCCAACGTCTTCCCAAAGAATCTGCTGGTGGTGTTCCTGGAAGACTTGGAAGATAATTTTTTTCGTTGACATTTTGTATTTCTAATGGATTCAAAACATCTACAGTAACTTTGGAACATACTCCACCTGCTGGTGCAGATAGATTTGAAATTCTATAATCAATTCCCATTCTTAATGGTGGTTGTGTTGATGCCCAACCTTCTGCGGTTTCAACTCCATTTTCATCAGAAGTAGCATAAGAATGTGTATGTTCTCCATATAAAATTTGAGAATTTGAAAGAACACTTGTTGTGCCTGCTCCAGGAAGAATAAATCCATTCAAAGTATCTGGAAGAGATACATCTGGTTTTTTGTCAGTAATTCCAATCAAGAAATCTGCAAAATGTGCATAGTCATCCCCATTATTTGGATTTACAAATTGAATTTCAATTTTAGAACCACTAAATGCAAATTCAGAAGCGGCAATGGCATTGTAATTGCTTAAACGAATTTGATGTGGGTACGTAGTTCCAATACCAATTGTGGTTGTAATTCCTAAAACTCTATCTAAAACTAATTCCCCTGCTATTGGTTTTGTTTCTAATGAAAAACCAGATGTACCAGCAAATCTTTTTATTACTGCTTTTTCATAAGAATTTCCAATACCAATTGGATTTGTTACATTTGTAATATATGCATTGTAAATTGAAGGCGCAATTATCTTTGCTCCAATATCATTTTCAGTAAAATAACTATCATTTAGTGAGACAATACTACTTGCTGTATCAAACTCTGCGTCAATATATCTACCACTTTCGGTTGTTGCTATTCCTGGAGTATAAACGTGTCCAAATCCAGGACAAGCCTTGCAAGTTACAACTTTCACTTCTGTTAATGAGTCAGTGGAAACATTTAATGTTTCTGGAATAATAATTTTTTTATTTTGAATTTCAACTCCTTCACGATTTAATAGATATTCCTTTGGACGAATTCCAATTAAAGATTTGCTACCAGTTGTTCTAATAGTTTTTTGTTTGGATGATGTTGAATATATTTGAGATGTTCCTTCGTCTCCACCATCAATATAATAAGAAGCACCATACTTATAAATGTATTGTGGTGTTCTCACATCTCCAGTGTTAGCAACATTCAAAGAGTATTTGAATCTAAAATAAGAATCTCTTAAGCAAGGAGCTTCCAGAAAGTTTTCAATTACAAGTGTGTGAATTACTACCCATCGTGCATCACCATTATCTGTTGGGATATATGCATAGAATCTTGCACCAATTGCACCGTACCAACCAAATTCAATTTTATACATTGTAACATTTTGTGGTTGGAGCAGATATCCAGAAGGTCCATTAGAATTTAATGGGTCGCCATTGAATTTATCTTTTGGAATTTTAATTGTCCAATATGTTTCACTATCAAATGGATCTCCACTTGCAATTCTTGTTTGGTCAGAAAGTGTCAATCCATTTCTTATCAATACACTAGATTCTAATGGAATTGTACTTCTACGAATAATAGAAAATTGTCCTGCATCAACTTGAAAAATATATTGATCACTATTATTTGCAATTCCCCATTCTAAAGTAATTCCAGTTACTGGTTCTACAGAAGATCTTAATCCAAAAGTAAATCCACTGATTCTACCAGGTTGATATCTAAATACCCTTCTTGATTGAAGATATGAATATCTTCTGAAATTATCAGCATATCCAGGACGAGTTGATGTTGAATCATAAGAACCACCTAAAATAGTGCTAACTGTGGCAAAATTAAAGGCAGATCCATTGGTTGGATCTATCAGAATTCCATCTTTAATATCTCTCCAAGTATCAGTCCAAGTATCAATTTGAGCAAATGATTCGTTAATTCCAGCAGCATAAACAACATCACCACCAGCCACATAAGCAAATCCAGTAGATAAAAACTTTTCTTTCCAACCACTCGGATAAGATGAACCAGCACCAGTACTAAAATACGTATACAAATCATTTCCAAGTTGTATGAATAAACGATAACGATTGAAAAGATCATCGTTGTAAAGACCTAATTTAGCAAAATTTGGTCCAAATGGATATGAATATGGTGTAGGAAATGCAGTTAATTTAATTGCTGATTCTTGAGTTTCTTCCGTAGTTGTTGCTGAATATCTATTTCCAAACAATGCATTTTTTCTTGTTTCCCAACTTCCAAAACTTGTTCCATCATTAAATGAATATGTTTCAAAATCATCGGGATCTAAACCATAACTAGATACGTTTGCAAATAATGCAAGTTGAGTTTCTGCTCTGTTGACACCAAGTAATGTTGTACTAACTTCACTTGTTTCTTTAAATTGTTCTTCAATTTTCCAAACTGGATCTGATTTTGCTTTAGTAATATTTCTTCTTTGAATTAAAACATCTTTAATTTGAGATGAAGTATTTGTTGTATTATTGGATAATGTTAATCTATTATTATATGAAACTTGTGCAACATAAGTTCCCTCTGGAATGTCTGGACCAGACACAAAATCCCCAACAGAAACACCAAGTATTGTTGAAATACCAATTGAAGTATTAAAATATAATTTATTTTTTTCCGATCCTTGATCCACTACTGTACCAACTTCTTGGTATGGATAATTTTCCAATACCACATAACCAGATTCTGTCAATACTGTACTAGCAATACTAACAGTTCCGCCACCAGATTGTAATACTGTAAATGGTTGTGTTAGATATACATCATAATCCCCATAAGTAGCAGAACATATACCAATTGTTTGATAACTTTGTTTTGGATATGGACTCTTTGTTCCATCAAATACAATAGAAGAAGATCTTTTTGTTGTTGCATCGGGAAGATAATATGTATCAACTTCTGTAATTAGAGGAGTTCCAAACTCATCTGTTAATATTTCACCATTTGCAATATTATAAAGATTTTGTTCTGAATTTGGAACAATGGAAACTTGACGTTTATCGTGTCCAAACCTTACATCCTTTCCTCCATTCATAAATCACTGTTCCTCCCAAGTAAGACTTGTAGACACATCAGCAGCAGGAGTTCCACTATTGTAAGTAGTTTGTGAAGAAGCGCAAAGATATAAACTTTCAATCTTATTTGTTAATGGATATGATAGATATTCTTTATTGTAATCAAAATATGAAGATAAATCATATTCTTGTCCCGATGCGGGAATAAAAATACTCGTAATTACTGTTCCAGTATTTGGAATAGGACTTCTTGATTGTGGGTTAATTTTAACTGAAGAAAGTGCGGCAAGAGTAAACTCTGTATTTGCTCCAGAAATAATAGTTCCAACGGGATTGTGATTTTCTTCCTTCAAGAAATTATTTGCAGTTGTGAGAACTATATTATCAGAAGTGGATTTGAGAGCATAAAAATAATATCCATCAGTCGTTCCTCTATTTTCCAAATATCCTAAAACTGATACTGGTTTTTGTGAGGCATCATTCTCAAAATATCCTCTCATATATCCATAGACTCCAGTATTTGCGGAAAGATAACTTGTATTTGTGACAGAAATTGATGTTGGTTTTCCTCTCTTTCCTATATTTACCGAAGAAGAAAGTGCCAATACGCCAGTGGTAGAATAAGTAGTCTGGAATATAGGTGACTTGATTAAATCTAGTTTCAACACACCAGTAGATCCGCTAGACAAACGAGTTGGATATACTTGAGTTCTATTTCTTACCGACTTACCAGTGCTACTTTGAATTGTTTCTCTACACTTAAGACCAATTAATGGTGTTGGACGATTTGGAATCACTGTGATTGTTCCTAAACTTGTAGAATTCAATGGCGCATTCAGATAAAGTCTTTGGCTTCCCACATTAACAAAAGTGATTTCAATATTTTGATCCAATGGACTTGACGTTATAACTTTTGCACCGACATAATAAGAAGTAGACATTCCAACTGACCCAATAATATAAGGATCAGTTGTTGATGTAGCATTCGTTAAGTCTACTTGAGTAGATGCAATGCCAACTCCACCACCATTAACTACTGTAAAAGGTCTCTTTGAACCATAGACTTCTTGTGAAACTGGAGTAGAGTAACTATACAGTTTTACAGTTCCTCTATCTCCACCATCAATATAATACGATGCACCATATTTGATAATATGTTCAGAAGAACTTCCGTAAGAGAAAGTTGATTCCGGTCTTAAATTATTTGCATATCCAAAACGATTTGGATTGCCTCCGCCATATACAAGATATGTAATTGGGAGAGTTGCATTACCCAAAGAAGAAACTTTCAGTTGGTTTGATGCTCTCAAATGATGAACACGTACCCAACGTGCTTCACCGTTGCTTACGGGAACATATGCAAGGAATAAAGCACCAACAGCACCATACCAAGAGAATTCAATTTTATACATTGTGACCTTTGTAAGGTCAAGATTCCAAATGCTATCGTCAGTCAGTTCTTCGTTTGTGTCGGGATCAATTACTGGTTGTCCTGCTCTTTTATCTCCTACTGCATCACTATAAAGAAGTGGATTCCCCAATTCTTCATTTAAATTGTCTCCACTAAATCTAGATCTTGGAATTCTATATTCATAAACATTCCAATAATCTTTTTTAACATTTTGATTGACCCATTTACTATAATAATCGTTAACATCATCAATTTGATCTTTTAATGTAGTTGCAGATGCACTTGGAAGAGAACTATTAATATAACCTTCTACATTTCCCTCTCCATCTTCATACATATATGGGAACATACCCGTTGGTTTTACTGTATTATATTTGTTATACGAACCAATCAATGATCCATTGGTGGGTTGAATGAAGGGAACTGGAGTAATTAATACGTGAGAAGAAATTCCTGTTACTGCAGTAAATGTAGGTGAACTTCCATCTAAATTAATTAATTTTACTGTGCTGATTCCAGTTAAAGTATTGACACCGACTGTTGATACTTTATAAACTTTTGTGTCGGTGAATCCTGTAAGAGCACTTGCATTTGTTCCTTTTGAGTAAGAAACATATTGTCCGGTTGATAATCCAATAATATAACCACCAGAGTTATAAAATGTTGGAACTGTCGCAATACCAACATTCAAAGTGAATGTATTTGTTCCACCAACAGAAATAATATTATAACCAGAGTTTCTGCCTGGATCTGGATAACTATTAAATCCAAATTGGCAGGTCATACCAATTCCAATGATCTTAATATACTTGCCTTCTTCAAATCCATGTGCTTGGTGAGTTGTCACTACCATTATGCCAGTAGTGTTATCATAAACAGCATTACTTACACTTTTACCCAATCCCGCAAGTGAAACTACATTTCCAGATGTAATTGAAGTAATGGCAACTTGTGATTCATTTTGAAGTAATGAAGGATCGTAAACTCCTGCGTGTGTCATTACCAAGTTATCTCTCAAGATAACTAAATCACCGAATTTTTTGGATGGCACTGTTGTAATTCCAGCACTTTCTGATACTCTTGGACCAAAAGGATCTAGTGGATTTGTGTTGCCATAATCTTCTGTTTGTTGACCGGCACCAGTCCCAAAAGTTAATGGATTGCTATAAATTACTGCCTGCGATCTTCTTACTACGGAGAAATTATCTCCAGTTCCATCGTTTCTAGATTCCCAATAATATCCATCATAATTATCAAAAATTCCATACTTTCTAATTGCTGGATTAAAAACATCAACTCCGTCATCGCCAATTAAAGTAGTTTTTACACCAAAAGTTGCAGCGGAAACACGACCGGGTTGGTATCTAAAAAATCTTTTTGATGTGAGGATTGCAGTTTTATCTGCTGGACCTTCTACGAGTGCTCCAGATTCCTCCGGAACGTGCGTAAGACCCCAACCCATAGTCTGAGCAATGCCAACATAAACACCAGTATTAGAGACCGAACTGTACTGTTCTGGAGAGACGGACCATTCTGATGGGTTTACATCATATGTATTAACGTCAGCAAAAATACCAAGAGCAACTTCAGATCTAGGAATTCCAAGAAGAGAAAGAGCAACTTCCGATTGAACTTTATTCTGTTCTGCAACAGGAATTGTTGTCTGATCACTTGCAATAACAACAGGAATAGATTTTTCTGATTTCTGTTGACCAGGAGGAACAGGAGCAGTTCTACCTACAACAACAACTGCTGCATTATTATTAACGTTTGTATTATCTGGCATTTTTAAATAACTCCGACTCTTCCTTTTGCGATAGTAAATGTATTCCTTATAGTTATATATCCAGTCTGCGATCCATTACTTACTGAAGTTGTTGTGAATCCAGTCAATCTCAAACGTTTGGTTGACGCACCAGCATCAATCTTCTCCGCAATCGTCAATTCGTAGGATGATAAATCCGGAGTTACAGAGTGATTTACGAGTTTGATGATGTCACCAGTAGAGATACCAGAGAATTGATTTGCATCTGATAATGTAATTGTATACTGTGTTGAACCAGCGCCAATAGTATTGAATGTTCCAATTCCAATTCCAATATAAGTTGTAAATCCTGTCGGAACCGTAATATATTCTTGTGCGATAATATTATATCCAAGAGCAGATGAAAGACCCAATGTAGCAGTTTGTGTTGATGTTAGACTCAATTGGATATATCCATTTGCTCTACCATACTCACCACTATTTGGCGTAGTAATATTGAAATTCAAGAATCTATTGCCAAGAGTTTCAGTTGTTGTTCCTTGTCCGACAACTGTTCCGATACCAGCAGAAATAATAGAAACTTTAGCACTGCTGATATCTTTTGGTGATCCATTTTCTAGATATTGAAGAACTGGACCATTGAAAGTAACGCCTCTATCAATCGTAAGATTGATTGAATTGAAATCACTATCATAAATGTCTGGAGATGAAATATACTCATCTGCAGGTCCAAGAATAAGATTATTTGTTGTTGTAATCTTACTTGAAGCATAAGTTCTTAAACCTGTTCCACAATTACGAATAATGTTTCCACCAGTAGCGACAACAGAACTTACTGATAGATCAACAGGTCCAGGATAATTTTCAAAGAGGCAATCATTGACTCTTAACGTATCAGATTCTTGAGTGTGCAATGGAGTAAATGGATATCTATCACTAATTGATCCATCAACAAATGAACAATTATCTACAGATATTCTTGAAGAATCATAAAGATACAATCCGTGCCCTGGAGAATTACGAACTTCAATATTCTTAAATGTAGAAGATGTTATATTGCCAAAATACATAATGTAATTATCTAATTCGCCATCAAATAGAATATTATTTGCACTATTACCATCAATTGTTAAATCATAGATTGAAATATCAGAAGCAGATGTTGTTCCAACACCAACGATATTACCATCAAGAGACAGCGAATTTCCAGCACCATCAGTTACATCAGTTGCAAAATATTGTGTTTTAATTACAGTATTTTTGCCATTACCTTTCAATGTAAATCCTGATGGAATAATAAGTTTGTTTGTTAAATATGTTCCACTTGGTAATTCTAAAGAATATTGTTTATTTGCAAGTGCGTGATCAATTGCCAAAGATAATGCATAAGTATTATCATGAACAACTTTAACTGCATTATCACCAGAATTTGTAGTGTATTTTCCGTTCAATCTAATAGAACTTGTTCCTATTGAAACGACTGTATCAAGTGCCCATCCTCTTCTTTGTCCAGTTGTAGCAATATTTGGGAAATGAATTTGATCGGAATCATATTCATTTTCGGTTCCTCTGGGAGACCATTCAGTTTGATCAAATGTTCCATAATCAATCCAACTAATTCCTGATGTATCAGATGCAAGTTCTTTTGGACCAAGAATACCAATAAGTTTAGCATTATTAATATTAGTTGAAACTCCAATTTGACGATAAACAAGAAGACCGTGATTTGTATCAGATCTAGCAAGAGTGAGAGAAATATTGTCAGTATCATTGAAATTACCAATGGCAGTCATTCCAATTCCAACCAATGGCGAAATTTGAGACGAAACACCAACCTTTCCATTTCTCAAATGATATTGTGCCACCCAATAGCGATATGTGCTAATTGTCGCAGATGTTCCAACTTTAACTGCACTCATTGATCCAACAATAGGAGCAGCAACAGTAGTAGAATCACTAAATGCATTTACACCAAATACTTTTACTTTTTCTCCAACATAAAAATTTGAAGTGGAAATTCCACTAATTTGGATGGTATTACTTACAGTAGATCCAATACCAGCATAAACTGTTCCATCATTACTAAAAGCAAAACTACGAAGTTTATATTTCAATAAAGTATCATAATCAACAAGTTCATATCCAGATCCATCATCCTTAACTTTAAGAACTCTATTTGGTGCAAAAGTTCCTTCATTAATTGTTGGCAAATCGGTAAATTTAAAATTTTCAAATCCATTTGCTCTAATTCTACCATTTACGTCAAGTTCAAAACTAGGAATTGCAGTCTTAATGCCAACATATTGACTTAATTCATTTACAATCAATGCTGGATTTGAATCTGGCCCGATCTGAAATGATGGATCTTGAATACTATTTCCTTTGAGTTGAATCTTGAGTGCTTCAATACCTTGCGATGCAGTTGAAGTGATCTTATTAGTGAAGTTTACTGGACCTCTAAATTCACTAGGAAGTAAACGATTTGATCCACCACCAACACGAAGGGTGTTACGAATATAAACATCATCATAAGTTGCAGTTGAATCGGATGGCGTTTCTCCAATAAATGTTTCTCTTGCAGTTAATCTATCACCAGTAAAGAAATTACCACGATCATTCATACCAGAGAAGAATACAACTCCTCCCTTTTCTTCTTTTGAAATTGCCAAACGCTCTTCTTCGTCTGTAATTGATCTCTTCTGTCTTTGTGGAAAGGCAGTTGAATAGTTTCCTGGTCCATAACCAAGATACTCAAAAGTATGTCCAGAAGCACGAATACTTGTAAATCTACGAGTTTCTGATGGAATTACAGAAATTTTTCTAACAATAGATCCCGAATCGTGTGGAGCAGATTTAGTTCCAAGAACACCTCTCAACACAGAAACTTGAGTGGAATTATTTACTGAAGTGATTCTTAAAATTTCATTATCCAATTGGATAAAGTTTCCTTTTTCCAATCCAGTTGTAAGTGTAAGATCTAATATTGCCGATACAGTTGTGATCCCTGTAGATGTTGTAGTTGTATAACCAACATTCATACTTATCAAACTTCCAGAAATCTTTTCACTTTGAAGTGAAGTATCTTCTCCATATGAACTAATACCATACTTATAAACTTCTGCAGATCCAGCAGCAGTTCCAATTCCAATTGGTGCCAATATTGTAAATGCAGTCAAACTAACTTTTTCTTTAACAAAGAAATCCGAATTAAAAATAGTTGAAGCAGTTCCAGTAATTCCTGCAATCTTAATCTTATTACCAACTGTCAAACCGTGAGCACGAGATGTTGTTACTGTTACTATTCCTGCTGTGGTTACATTTGAAACACCAGCAATGGTTGAAATTGGAAGAGATTTGTCTACAACATAAAGAATACCACTTGATGTTGTATAAATTCCCGGATTAGTGCCTACGTTATAAGTAATAGATTTTGAACTATTGATTGCAGAAATTTTATAAAGACCATTATATCCTCCATTGTTGCGATTTCCGGTAGTTCCAACACCAATGATTTGAACTACATCTCCAACATTATTATTGATAGATGAAACAGTTACAGAACCTCCACCAGAACCAATACTCATAGTATTTCCAACACCATATGCAGATCCGCCATCTACAATAGACACAGCAGTAATTGTTCCTGCAGCACTTACAGTCACATTTGCAGTAGCACCATTACCAGTAATTCCTACACCAACAAGAGAAACATTATATAATGTCGTGACGATACCAGCACCGTATCCAGATCCAGGTAATAAGATACTTAAACCAGTAATGGTATTTAAATTGTGATCTGTTGAAGTGAATACAGTAGAAAGTCCAGAAGATATTGATATTGCATTAGTTACTGCTAATCCAACTCTATTATCTTTCAAATAATTGATAATGCTTTCTTTTGTTGTGCTATTTTGTGGATCATTTACAATAACTTTTCCGATTAATTTGTTTGATGCTCCGGTGAAACTTTGTAATGGATCAGTAACTAAATTATCTTTATCTACAACTGGATACAAATCAATTATATTTTGTTTAAATTTTTGAGATGCAAATTCTGCAGCAGTAGGAGAAATATTTCCAATCAAACAAGTCAAATAGTAAATACCATCTTGCAATCCAGATGAATATTCTTGAACTGTTTCTACATTTTCAATTGTATAAGTGGTATCATATTCATTTCTAGAGAATACTGGAAGATTGTCTCCCCTAGTTGAAACATTGTTTACAAATGTTCCACCACCATATGTGTTAGTAAATGTAAATGTTTTTGATGATGGAACAGAAGTTACAACAAAATAACCATTAAATCCAGCATTATCTGCTGCAGTTGAATTTGTGCTACTTACAACTTTTCTAATTCTTACTCTATCGCTAACACTCAATCTATGTGGTCTTTCTGATGTGACAGTAACAGTTGAACCAACAGTTGAAATTCCAGCAATTACGTGAGAGTTGCGATTGGAATTTATAGTTGCAATTGCAGAATCTTCTTTTACAGTCTTTGATTCTTGAAGAACATAATTTTGTGTAGGAATTTTTGCATTTGTATATTCTTTAGGAATAACATATCTCAACTTATAAATTCTATCCGTTAAATCACGATTTTCGGACTTTCTTTGAATAAAAGTGGAAGAATTATTTGCTGTAATTGTAATTGGATTATTCTTAAATTCTTGATATATTTGATTTGTTGCTGTAGTTCCACTACCAATAATATACCAATTTTTATTAGTAGAATCAAATTGAATTGGATGTCCAGGATCTCCAGAAAGTTTATCAGAAACTCTACTTACAATACTTAGAATGCCACCACTTGTATTTTTGATATCAACTGGAATATTTTCATTTGCATTGTTAATAGTTTTTGCAAGTTTAATTGTATTTGAAGTATCTGTAATAACATAATACAATGCTCCATTTTCTAATCCATCAGGAACAATTGCATTATCACTGAATATTCTTACTGTTTCTCCATTATAAAAATTATGAGTTGCATTTAAAGTTAATACATTCGAAGAAACATCAATATTATTAACGCCTGTTGTTTGAGTTACGGTAAATGTTTTTTGTGCTACTGGACCTTCTCCAGTTGGAACCTGCATCAAAATTGGAGAAGAATATGTGGAATCTACTCCATTGACATTTACAGTAATATAAAGTTTTTCATCAATATTGGAACCAACTCTATATCCATTCGTGATATTTGATGGTGGATTATTGATATCCGTTTCACCCAAAAGATAAAGTCTAGAGGTTTGTCCAACGCCAGTATATGATGTAGTAAGCCCAACATCAAGTGATCTCCAAAGAGCATTAAAAGAATCTTCTTGGAGATCTTTTGGTGGAACAATATGAGTCACATAACCAGTATCATCACGATCAAAGGATTCTTTTCTGAATCCTTTTGAAATCAATGACTTGGATCCAAAGTTAGAGTTTGAGTTGGTAATTGATTGGTCAGCACCATCTTCCGCTAAAAAGTGTTGAGCAAATCCAATTGCAAAAACAGAAACATCTTGAATAAATGCATCATTTGATGCCTTGATGTGATAATTTTCGTATGTTGGTTTATAGATTGCTTCCTGGTTAATATATAAAGGTCTTTTATCCAAAGAAGTGGTTGAGTTTGTATCATAAAGACCTGTGGATTCATTATAAATTACAAAAGCATTGGCGTCTTTTTGTAATCCAATTCCAGTAAATTGCGCGACAACCATAGACTTAAAACCAGTCGCCTTTGATCCATCTGCGTGAAGACCACACATCCCAAAAGCGGATCTCAATGAACAGTTGAAGATATATGGAGACGCCCCATCCACATTATCTGGTTCGATAATGACTTTTTCATTACTTGAAATTGTAATTACAGTGTCAATTGCTGCAGATGATAGTTGATATGTGAAGTTTCTTTCACTAGTAACACCAACTACTTTGAAACTACCATTATAAAGTGCTGAACCAACACCAGCAATACGAATAGAATCATCAACACTCAATCCGTGAGATAATTCGGTTGTTACGGATGCGACTGTTGAACTTGAAGTTAAACTTGAAATTCTTATATCGCCAGAAGTTAGATCTCCAACAATTTTAAATTCTGGACTATTTGGCTCAAAATCATTAGATGTTGGATAATCAATAATTTCTCTATTTCCAGTGTCATCACCATAAGCATTCATTAGCTTATAGTAATACATCTGAAGATCAGATGTTCCGGTTAAAGTTTTTAAATTTACACCATCTGCGTATTCAAATACTGTAAGTTTGTGGTGAGAATAAGTTGGTGATGCCTGTTGTGCATAATTGTAATTATAATATACTGCTCTATCTGCATCAAAAACGCTAAACTGCCAGAAATAACAACCACCAGTAACTCTAAAAATAGCAGATCTTTCTACTGAATTATTTTCTGGATCGGGAACATATAATGGTTTTACTTTTGTCTTTCTTAAATCTAAACCAACAATAGAAGTTCCTTTTGGGATTATTACGCCACCTTCTACTGAATTAAACTTATAAAGAACATTACTGGAACTTATAAGATCAAAATTTGAAGAATTGGTTAGTTCAATATCTGGAACTGAAACTACTGTTTGATTTACATCATAATATTGTGCAATTCCAGCATTAGATTTCACATAGTATCCAGGTCTATTATCAATATAGTGGGTTCCTGGATATAAAAGAATGGTCGTTTTGTCAAATCTGTCATTATTTGAACCACTTTGGTAAGAAAATCTAGCCGCCTCTATCAGTGCCCTTTGGATGGTTACAAATGGGCGAGTAAGTGAATTTCCTTTATTATCAAAACTATCCGTAGCATCTAAATCGGATGGATTAACATATAAGATATTACCATCAGTATTTACGAGAAAATTTTCTAACCTAGATAGAGGCATTTTATCCGCACAATAATTTCTTCTGTCTTATTTAGACAGTTAATTGACTTTCCGGAAAAATTAATTATTTAAGAAAGTTCGCCACGAAGTTCAGCAAGTTTTGCCTCAGCAAAACATTGAACGCAAGTCCAATATGTTTCGCCACTAACTGGAAAATTCTCATCTGTAAAATGTGATGCCATATCTTCTTGCATCTCACGAAGGTCGGTAAGAGTATCTCTATCAATAATCATATGAGTGTGGTTTGCCTAGGTCCCCATTATTCTAGCATAAATTCACCAAAAAGTCAAGGTGCTTGTGCCGCTTTTTTAAGTGGTCACGACTCCAACCTTGGACGACACCAATTTTCCAGTCTTTTCATCAAAATAATATGTTGGTGGTTCAAATGGAGTATAATCTGTTGATTTTAATATTGAAAGATTTTGTTTAAGTTTATTTACTTCAACATCCGCATAAACTCTTCCTTGTAGCATTGCGAAAGCACGAGTTTCCATTGTATTTCTCATTTCCCTTAAAGGATTAGAGGCATTAATTAAATAATCAATCTTTGATAAATTTCTTGTGAGGATTGTATCTCTACTTGCTTCTGCAGCAGTAATTGCAACATCAAGTGGATTGCAAACACCAGCACTTGGATTTATTGAAGACACACTTGCGTATCCTATTGTATAAAGAGATGTATTGCCTGATCCTACAACAATTGTAGTTCCTTCATTTGCATATGCACTAGTTGAACTAATAAAACCACCACCACCAGTGTATGAATTAGTATACACAACCGGCCATAAATTATTTCCTGGATAATATCTAGCATAACTTGCCCCACAAGCAGGTTCTGGATATGTAGTTCTCAAATACCTTTCAGTATCATTTAATTGAGCATCAGTCTTACTTGCAAACTCCGAAGTCATAACTTCTTGCCATTGGAATGGCCCAATTGGACTTCCGTTATTAATTCTCACTAATTTGTGTCCCAATCCCAATACATTAGAATTCAAAATTCCAACAGTTACTGGATCTATAGGATTATTTGAATAATCAAATGTAGTGGAATCGGTTTGTGTAGTTCTTATATTTGTAAAATTAGCATTTGTTGCAGTTGATAATGCTACTGCATCCAAAATTAATGTTGGATAAGTAACTAAAGGTCCAACTTTAAAAGTTCCAGTTCCAGTTCCAACTGCTGGAATACTTACGATTAAACTTTTTGCAGTTGCACTGGTAGTTATAAATGTTCCAGTACTAGGATTCCAAACATTATTGACTGTAATTGTAGTAGTGCCAAATCCAACTACTCTTGTTCCCGTAGTTAAAATTCCAGATAAAGTGATTGAATCTCCAATATTAATTCCAATTGTAGTTCCAACTCCAACATTCGCAATAATAGTAGAACCTGAACTGACATATCCACCAAAGTCAGTGGTAACTCCCGCAATGCTTGTAGTCCCAAATCCAACAATTTTGGGTAGATTGGCAGAAGAAAATACAACAGGATTGTCAATATTATCTACAATATTATCGCCAACTAATAAATTTTGTGTTCCAATAATTCCAAAAACTGCTAATGTTGTAGAACCAGAACCTATTGTGCCTGCAAATTCCCGAACAATATTTGATCCATAATCTTGATTCTGTGGTCTTCTATAATATTTTGCACCATAAAATCCTTCATCTATTCTTACACTTGGATTCTTTTTGCAAGTATATACTATTTCTTCTATTGGAAGGAATCCAATATAAGATTTCGTTGATGTTAATTCCCAATATAAATCACTTTTACATCCAGCAGATATTCTAGCATCATAAGCACTTTTTACTCCTGCAATTGCATCATTAATTTCAGCAACAAGTGGAATAATCTGCTTATCTATATTACTGATAATAGTATCATAACGATCAATTCTAACGTCCATTAGTGTTAGTTGATCTTTAAGCATTTGCACTTCTGCAATCTTATAATTTAATTCCTCTTGTTGATCGGCAATAAAATTAGTTGAAATCATAATTTAATTAATTTATAATCATTCTTTGTCTTGGAACTATTTATTGGACTATGGCCGATTGTGTATATTGACTATTATCGCCTGGATAATCATTATAAGTTCCTTCATACTCTGGAATATTTTTATCTGTATCTGCCCTTTCTCCATAAACAGTATAATAGCAATTTATAGTAGATCCAGAATTCGTTTTAATTATTATTTTAGTTCCCCATTCAATCTTATCAACATACAATTCTTGGTGCGATCCAATTGGCGTTAAGGTAACCGTAATTGTTTCTGGGTCTACTAACTTTCTCCAATATTCTGGTAATTCAATTGTGTTTGAACCTTTGAGTTTTCCCCTTACATATACGTCTGCCGTTGGACCTTCAATACAAACGTGTCTCAGCCTCCATCCATCTTTCGTTGGATGTGGAATATCAAAATCTTTTTTTCCAGGACATCCGGCAATACTGCCAAAAAATTGTGTAGCTTTGGATAAAGGAGCAGACAAAAATGCTTGATTTATATTATATCCATAAGTTAAATTTGTAGCTACCTGTACCTTTGCTCCAGCATCAGCATTAAATGCAGTTGCAAATTTTGCACCAACTCTACTAGTAAATCCAAATACGTTTGAAAACGCAAAAACATTCTTAATACCAGTAACATTCAAAATACCAAAAATATTTGTAAGTCCATCAACTTCAAGTGATGCTGGAAAACTCAATCCAGGAAGAGGCGGTCCAATCGTACAAGTTGCCCTATCTAGTCCAATAGAACCAGTAAGTGCTCCAATATAAACTGGTCCATTTAGAACAGCAGTTCCTGGAACAAATTTTGAAGCTAAAGTCAAAAATGACGAATCAATTTGACCTACTACAAGTTTTTCGCCAACATTCGCAATAGTAAGATCTGCCATAATTAATCAGCACAAATAGAACTGAAGAACTTTTTAAAATCTTCCAGTGCTTTTAATATTTTGCCCATCACCGAAGAACTATCAGCATCTGTGCCCGAATCAATTGTAGCAGAAGCACCACCCACAAGAGATGCCGCAGCCGCCCCAGCAACTTGAACTTTACTAGAAGCAGCTAAAGAAATATTTGTTCCTTGTGCCGATACGGTAGGAGCATTAATGTTACAATTTTTTGATGCTTGTAATGTAATTTCTCCTTCTACTCCATCAACACCAACAAGACGAATATTTCTTGCTTCAAGAGTTATAGTTCCATTGGATGCTTTAATGTGAATATCTCCATTTACTGCCTCAATAATTCTCGCGTGGCCCGACTTAACATTAAATCCAGATACTTCCTTTAATGTTCCATTAATACAAAAATCACAATTGCCATTTTTATACATATTAATTCCTTGTTGAGTTGGTGTTGATAAACACAACTCTATATCACCGTTTGCAAAACTTTTTGTTCCGCATTCAAATCTATACCAATCATTTTGAATTACTTGTTGATTTTCGTTACAATTGCTCATATACAATCCACCACTGATGTTACAATTCCAGTAATTGCTGATGTTGTTTGGTTGATCTTACTATATGTTGGAGTAAACCTCATAAGTGGCACAAGATCAGCAGCAACTCCTGTTCTAGTATTTATGGTTAATGTTGGCGTCACATCAAATCCACAAATTGGATTCGTTATTGGTTGAATGCCAATAATAGCACCAGAACCAGGAGTAACTATTGGAGTATAAGTATTCTTACCATCGGTGATTGTATCGCCAGTCGTATAACCATATCCAGGAGCAATTACAATTATATTTTGGACACAACCAGATACTTTTCCGGTATTTGAAATATTGTTAGTAGTTCCAGTAGTGCCAATTCCAGTACTAATATTAGTATCAGTTCCCACATTGGTATAATTTCCTTGTGCGTAACCAGAACCAGAATCGGTCACATATATGGTTTCAATAGAACCAGTATCCTGATTGATTGTGCTTTTTGCTTGTGCGCCAGAACCACAACCACTATTATCAACAATAGAGATTGTCGGTGGACTCGTATAACCAAATCCATTATTAATAATTTCTACCGAAAACACCGACCCAGTGGAATCTACAATTGGAATAGCACTTGCGCCCAAACCATCTCCAAAAATTGTAACAATTGGTGGAATACAAGTAGAATACTTTGATCCTATTGGTAACGGAATAATATCATATTGACTTGTTGGATTTTGGACTTTTTTGTTGCAATTGTCAAAAATATCATTAAATCTTCCATTAATTCCAGCATAAAGTGGAGTTACTGCAAATGCATCTTCTATTGAACCCAAGTCTTTACTTACTCCTTTAAATACATTCACACTACCAACCATTTTTTGCCAATCGTCTGCTTCTTTTTCACTCGGACCAAATTTGGAAGCCCATACACTTGGGGATTTGCAAGCAAGACCAGTGCATTCAAGGAAACTAAAAATTTGTGATGCTAATGAACTTGCCTGATTTAAAATTCCAGAAACAGTTGAAAGTCCACCAGTCAACCAACCAATTCCAGATATAATAGTGGAAAGTGCATCATCAACACTATCCATCACTTTTGCAAGAATGCCAGCAGTCCATTGTTCTACAGCACATACCGGAGCATTGATATTATTTGTTGCTAAATCGCCAAGCAATCCTTCAATATAATCAATAATTCCACCAGATAGTTTTTCTAGAATACAAAAAATAATATCCAAATATTTTTTCAGTTGTTCTATAATAATTTTTTGTTGTGGAAGAGGAACAACCAGACCTACAAGTTTCCTAAATGCCCAAGAAATACATTTAAAAATTGTATCTCTTAAATTGTTAATAATTAATTTTACAATTCCACCAATTTGTCTAGCACAATTTGCAATTGTTTGTCCAATATCTACAATCTCATTTAATACTGGATCAATATAAGTGCTCAAATACTTATCCAATCCATTTGTAAATGCAATAAAATCTTGAAGTGCCTGTGTAATTTGACTGATTAAATTATTTTGGCAACCATTTACACCAATATAAGTCCTATCGCATTTTTTTTCTATACCATAAGTTGATTGTGCTTGGCAAACTAATCTATCTCCAAATAAATTTAAATTGGGGTCAAATGCGTTAAAGTTTGATGTAAATCCAAATCCAGTTATATTATTATAAGAAATATTGACATTTGTAATTCCAACACCTACGCCCAAATCAAGTTTTGCTCCTTCAGCAAAAGAAAGAGGTATTGGAGGTGTTTCTGCTGATTGTTCGTTTCTTTGCTCCGTAGTTGCAGTTTGATCTACTTCTTTATTTTTTCTTACTTCTCTTTGTGTTGCTTTAATTTTATTTCCAGGATGACCAGTAAATGGTTTAAATCCTGAACTCAAGTCTGCTTTTACATTCTCTTCACTAATTAAATTCTTAACTCCATCACTTCTATGAAGAAGACCAATAACTACTGGTTGTTGTGCATCATCACCATCAAGGAAAAATCCAAAACAAGTTTCTCCACCTTTTAGATCTAATGTTTTTCCTGTTCCGCCTTGACCGCTACCAAAGGCAGGATCTATCATTACCTGTGCCCAAGGCAAATCTTCATCACTTAAAACTGATCCAGAAAAAGGATGATATCCAATAATTCTCACTTTGCAGCGATAATTCCAATCACCATTAAAATAATCTGCTGCCTTTTTCCAATACTTTGAATGGGCAACTTGACCAATCCACCAATTAAATCCATCTTTACCGATATAATTGGATTTTAATAAAGACTCTTCAATCATCGTAAATTCTACACTCCTGGGCTTCTGGATTTAAATCGCAAAATAATTGTAATGAAGTTGGAACTCCAGTATGATATGGATTATTTTTTTGATATTCTAAAATTTCTTTTAAGTAACTTTGCAAATATCTTCTTCTTTGACTATTTGATGAAGAATTTTCTAATTCTTCGCATATATCATTAACTAATTCTTGTAATTCCATTTTCTTTAAAGATTTTTAGGACCGTATAATCCGTAACTATCACGAACTATTCTCAAAGATGTAAGCATTTTATTGGTAGGATCAAAATGATGTCTCAAGTTATTAATTAAATAAAATCCGCTTTGTTCTGGATCCACCTCTCCCGTATTTGCAGGTTCCATTTTTGGAAATTGCACATAAATTATATCACCACATTTAAGATTGATGTTCAGAGGAACATTTATATTTATTGCTTGACTGAATAATAAGTTGTATCTTGAATATGACATAGCCATATCAGCACCACTTCTTAATTTATCACTTACTGAACCATCTGGATTTAATATTCCACGATCCGCCACCTTTACCATAATACGAGTTACACTATCACCAAATTCATCAGATACGACAATACTTTCGGCAGCACCAAGTTTATTTTTGACTTGATCTTTCAACGTATACTTATATAAATCCAATGAATTGCTATAAAGATCATAAAAATAAGTTTTATTTGAATACATACCAACTCTCAAAGATTTCATCAAATCAATATTTTTTTCAAAATTATAATTAATAAGTTTAAAGTTATTATTTAAATTATTATGTTCAATTACATATTGATCGTAACTATAATTATAAACCTTTTTTTTATTTGCACTTGATGCTTCTATTCTTGTATTTGATACTAAACTATCAATACTTCTAAAATTAAATCCATCCTTATTTTCATAAAAGAAAAAACCAGCAGTTCCTTTTGCTATTCCACTTTGATCACCACCAGAAGTTCCTGTTGGCCCACCAGAAATTGTAGAAACTGATTTTGGTCCTAACCACTGCAAAGTATGAAATGGTTTTTTGTTATTTCCAATAAAAGAATAAGAATTTGAAGTTTGTTCTATATTTTCATCTTTGAATTTATTTGTTTTTAAATCATCTTTGAGAATTTTGGTTACAGTATTTTTTAAATTTCCTCTATAAACAGTTTGACATCTCACTGTTTCATTAGTTAAACCCTCTCTAGAAACAAGATGCAAAGTAAATGATTCATTTGTGTGTTCTGCCTTAATATTACTTACTTTGTAAACATACATTGCATTTTCTCCATCCAATACGAATGTCCCAGAAACAGTTTCAATTTCCATTGAAACACTTTCACCGCCACGAATTGGAAGTCTATTAAGAATAGAATATATGTTGGTGACATTCATTGTCATTGTTATACAAGGAGATAAAATGTCCTCATAATAATCTATTGCTGTAATTGAATTCGTTAAGTCCTTTTTGATCTTACCATCTAATGATGCAATGGTAACTGATTGGTATCTTAAACCTTGTACTGCTATTGCCATTATGTTGAAGAGAGGTTAGTAAGAAGCATAGTCTTCCATAGACTATTTAATATCTGTCCTTCAGAAAGTGATACAACAGCAACTCCGCCGCCACCTCCTCCACCCCCTCCCATTGGAATGGGAACTGGAACCATAGAAGGTTGTCCCGCTGGTTGAGATTGTCCAAGCAATATTGCCGATCCAGGTGTTTGTTGTTGTAATGGAGTTGTAATTGCTTCTGGAACTTGTGGTGTTTGTCCTGGCGCTATTTGTGCTTGTCTTCTTTCTCTAATACCTTTGACATAAACATTATAATTTTTTTGTAGTTGTTTGAATTCTGGTAGTTTGGGATCTTTGAGTGTTCTGTCTGCTCTTTCTTTGCCCATAGTTTGTTTTGCAAAATCTTCAATTGTTTGTTGCTTTGTGTCTGGGGTATTTCCTCGTATATCTGCCATTCCTTGTGATCCTTTTCCTTTAGATGCCGATTGTTCACTTTGTTGTTTTGCCTTTTCTTTTGTTAAAGGAGCAGGAATTTTTTGGCCAAGACCAGCAGAAGATGGATTTATTGCAGTTCCACCACGATAAACTTCAAAGTGTAAGTGTGTATTATCTCCGTCTGGATATAAATTAGCAATTTGTTGTCCCCCATATACAACATCACCAGTATTCACAGAAGGTGAGGTATGATAATATCTTGTCTTTAATCCACCTCCGTGATCAATTGTGACATAACCATTATATCCATTACTAACTGATTCTACGACTTTGCCAGTTTTATAAGCAGCAACTGGAGCATTTAATGCTCCGACATGGTGAGTCATATCAAGTCCAGCATGAGCTCCTTTGCCCCTAGATCTATCCGCACCAAACTGTTGATCGGCATTTTGTCCTGCTTTTCCTCC